TTTCGAGGAATATGCAAAAGAGTTAAAAATAAAAATACCATTAGAATTTTTATAGGAGGAATTTAGATGAATAAAGTAATTTTATTAGGCAGAACGACAAGAGATATAGAAATAAGATATAGCCAATCAGCAGAACCAATGGCAGTAGGTAAATTCGCACTTGCAGTAAATAGACAATTTAAAAAAGATGGTAAACAAGAAGTTGATTTTATAAATTGTACGGTTTTTGGAAAGAAGGCAGAATCGTTAGAAAAATGGGTTAAGAAGGGGCAACAAATAGCAGTTGAAGGAAGAATACAAACAGGAAGCTACACAAATAAAGAAGGGCAAAAAGTATACACAACTGATGTTATGGTTGATAATTGGGAGTTTGCAGAAGGTAAGAAAATTGAAAATAGTAGAGAAGGTGGCATTGAAGGGTTTACAGAAATGAATGATGAACCTGCTGATTTACCTTTCTGAAATGGATAAATACTATAAAGCAATCAAAAAAATGGATAAAGCATTCTTTGATAATTTAATTTCAGATATGACTACCAAAGAAATGAATTATAAAGCCAATCAAACTGTAGAAAATAAAAGAATAATGGAGTTAGCACAGCTGGAGTTTTTGTTAAATGATGAAATAATTACTTGTTATGTAGAAATTGTAGCAAATAGAGAAAATGAAATGGAGATTATAGAGAAGTACAGGCTATTTATAGAAGAAATTAAAAATAAAATTGAGAAGTTAAGGAGATAGAATGATAAATTTGGGAGATATATTTGAAGATGAAGAAAAAATGTTATGGGAAGTTGTCAACTACCAACTCCCCTGAAGGGAAGTGGCTTTCTACCACAAGTTTTGTAAATGATGATGATAACTTATGGTTTAATTTTAAAATAGATGAAATAAATGTTTTGTTTGAATATCTAGAAAAGGGAATCCAATATAATTTTGAAGGTGCAGATAATAAATGCAAAAATAAATATCTAAAGAAAAAAGATGATGATATAGGTTCAGGAGCACTGGAATTATTAATAGGAGGTATGAAATGAGTAGATAAATAAAAATTAGCAATACTATTTAGTATATTTTGGTATGTTATCAAAACTAAAATACTAACTTAATATACATAGTTACAAGATTTTAATTTAAAAAAATACTTTTTCAAAAAAAGAATTAAAAATCAATAATAGTAATTAAAAAATCTAGATAATACTTTACACTCAAAAAGCTATATTAAACAAGGCTTTCAACTACTAAAAAAGATGTTATCACAACTAATATAGTATGCCTAGTTTAGTTGTGATAATAATAACTTATACTAACTATGCTGAAAAGTGGCTTTAAGCTAAAGTTTACAAGGCTTTGAGGGGTCTAAAAAAGCTAAAATAGTTTTGATGAAATTGAGGTTTTGAGGTAAAAAAGCATTGATTTTTAGAGAAAATGGAGGTGAAAAATGAAAATAGACGAGTACCAAATCTTGCAGGACTGGAAAACAGAATTAATAAATACTGAAAGAAGTAACAATACAATTAAAAGTTATCTAATTGATGTTTACTATTTTTTAAAATTTATTGAATGGGACGGAACGGCAACAAAAGAAAATTTGATTAACTATAAAAGGTTTTTAGAGAAGACATTAAGGCCTAATACAATTAATAGAAAGATAATAAGTATAACAATTTTTTTGAAGTTTACAGGTGCAGATATAACAGTAAAGCAGATTAAGATACAACAAAAAAATACTTTAGAAAATGTACTTAATATAAATGATTATGAAAGAATAAAAAAACAAGCTATAAAATTTAAAGATGAACAGATGATTTGTATTTTAGAAACTTTAATCAATACAGGTTTAAGAGCATCAGAGCTCTTAAACATGAAGGTTTCAGACTTAGATAACAACAGACTTATAGTAAATAATAAAGGTAAAATAAGATATGTACCACTTAGGCGAGAACTAAGAAAGAACCTGAAAGAATATTGCAAAGAAAAAAAATTAAAAGAGTATATTTTTTGCAATAGGCAAGGCAACAAGATAAGTCAACAATATATCAGTAAAAAATTAAAGAAGTATTCTGGGATAGCTAGAGTAAAAAAGAGTAAGGCCCATTTACATAGTTTAAGACATCTGTTTGCTTGTAGATACCTTGAAACGAATAATAATATTGTAGAGTTGCAGAATATATTAGGACATAGTGATCTAAAAACTACTAGCCTATATTTGCAAACTAGCCATGAAGAAAATGTTAAAAAAATAGAAAAACTGAAAATGCTATGAAGGACGGTGCATATGACAAGAGAACAAATTAATATTATTGAGTGGCTTAAAGATTACAACTCACTCAAAGCTGGGATAAAAAACCTTAATGAGTGCATAAAAGATATTGCAACAGCAGGCATGGGCGTGAGTTATGATAGGGACGTATTAAGTAAAACGTATAAATTTAATTCAACTGTAGAAAATGCAGTTATTGAGAAAGATGACTTAGAGATTAAGAAGAAAATAAAGGTTATGGAAATAAAAATTAAAGCAATAGATAATGCTCTTGCTTGTTTAAATGTCGTTGAAGAAATAGTTATAAAAAATAATTGCATAATAGGAGAACCTTTTTATAAAATTTGTGGGAATATACACGTTAGCGAAAGGACAGTGAAAAGAATTAAAAGAGAGGCATTAAGAAAAATGGAAATTGTTATTTTTGGAAATAACAAATAAGAACAAATGTTGTCACTTTATTGGCACTTTAAAACATAAAATTCATGATAAAATGATATCTGTTAGATTAATAGATATCATTTTATTTTTTATGGAGGGGCAAAATGAGGACGGAAGAATTAAAAATTATTAATATTGATGATTTAATTCCTTATGTGAATAATGCAAGAACTCACAGTAAAGAACAGATTACAAAAATTAGAAGTAGTCTAAGAGAGTTTGGTTTTGTAAATCCAATATTAATTGATAAAAATAAAAATATTATAGCTGGGCATGGAAGATTGGTAGCAGCAAAGGAAGAAGGAATAAAAGAAGTACCTTGTGTATTAGTGGAACATTTAACAGAGGTACAAAAGAAAGCATATATTCTTGCTGATAATAGATTAGCACTTGCAGCAGATTGGGATAATGAATTGTTGGCGTTAGAACTTGAAAATTTGAAAGATTTAGATTTTAACATATCACTTATAGGATTTGATGATGAAGAATTAGAAGAACTGTTTTTAGAAGAAAGTAATTTAGAGGTGATAGAAGATGACTATGATGAAGCACCACCAGAAGAACCTATAAGCAAATACGGTGATATATGGGTATTAGGTAGGCATAGAATAATGTGCGGAGATAGTACAAAAGAAGAAGATGTAAAAGTACTTATGAATAATGATTTAGCAGATATGATTCTAACGGACCCACCTTATAACGTAAATTATGAAGGAGGCACAGGATTAAAAATAAAAAATGATAGTATGGATAATGATAATTTTAGGATGTTTTTAAGAGATGCCTTTAAATCTGGCGATAGCGCGTTGAAACCAGGAGGAGTGTTTTACATATGGCACGCGGACTCCGAAGGATATAATTTTAGAGGTGCTTGTTTTGATGTAGCCTGGAAAGTAAGGCAATGTTTAATTTGGGTAAAGAATGCTCTTGTAATGGGTAGGCAGGATTACCATTGGCAACACGAACCTTGCCTTTATGGGTGGAAAGAAGGAGCAGGACACTTATGGGCAACGGATAGAAAGCAAACAACAATTTTAAATTTTGATAAACCAAAGGTTAATGACGTCCATCCGACAATGAAACCTATAGCTTTATTTGATTACCAAATTAAAAATAATACAAAAGGGCAAGATGTGGTTCTAGATTTATTTTTGGGAAGTGGAACAACTGTAATAGCTTGTGAGCAAAATGAAAGAAGAGCATACGGATTAGAGTTAGATGAGAAGTACGCGGATGTAATAATAAATAGGTACATAGCTTTTAAAGAATCAAGTGATGATGTTTATTTATTAAGAGATGGCGAAAGAATAAAATACTCAGATATCACAGACGAAGGGTGTGCTTGATATGACTTTTATAGATTTTTTTGCGGGTATTGGCGGCCTAAGATTAGGCTTTGAATTAGCAGGTCATAAATGTATTGGATTTTGTGAAAAAGATAAATACGCGGTGCGATCCTATAGAGCTATGCATAATACAGAAAAGGAGTGATTTTCAGATGACATTACAAAACTCAAATCAGAAGATATCCCCTACGCAGATATTTGGTGTGGAGGATCTCCTTGCCAAGATGTCTCAATTGCCGGAAGAAGAAATGGACTATCAGGAGACAGAAGTGGTCTCTTTTTTAAATTCATTGAACTCCTCAAGGGCAAAGAAGAAGAGGATAAACCCACATACATTGTCACCGAGAATGTTAAAGGACTTTTATCAAGTGCTGGAGGATTCGACTTTACAGAATATCTCTATTGCATATCCGAAGCAGGGTACGATGCAAGATGGCAGATTCTTAATTCCAAAGATTACGGAGTGCCACAGAACAGAGAACGGGTATTCATTATTGCAAATCTTAGAAGTAGAGGTAGACGAGAAATATTACCTATCGGTGGAGAAAACACAGCAACTCTTAAGCAAATTATAGGAGGCTGTCAAGGGGAAAGAGTGTATGACATTGAGGGCTTATCTTGCACCATAACTGGATGTGGAGGTGGTGGTGGGGCAAAGACAGGTCTCTATCTAATGGGAAATTTAAACCCTAATGATACAGACGGAATTGCTCCAACTGTTACCACGGATAAAAGTACAAAAATATTTATTGACCAATCTAATACAAAGCCAGTTATTACGGAAGAAGCGAGATGTATAACATCAAGATATACAGCAGGTGTTGTAAATAGAACAGCTATGAATAGTGCTGTATTAGAAATCGAAGCATATCCTATTTTAACACCGGACCGTATTAATAAAAGGCAGAATGGTAGAAGAATTAAAAATGCAGATGAACCTATGTTTACAATTACAAATCAAGATAGGCATGGTGTTATTATTACTGAAGGGATTAAGGTAAGAAATGGTACAAAACAGGGATATCAGATAGCACACCCAGGAGATTCTGTTGACCTTGCTTATCCCTTATCAGAAACTAGAAGGGCAAGAGTAGGAAAGGGATATGCTCATGCCCTTTCATGCTCAGGAACCGCAGGAGTGGTTTCCTGGAATGGCAAAATTTATAAAGCTTTTGTTTATGTAATGGTTGAAAAAGGTTTAGGAGCACCCTCTGAATCCTACTATAACACCATAAAGCAGGGTTTTAAAGATTGGAAGTTGCCACTATATTCTCTTACAAATGCTAGAAAAGACTGAACATTCAGTCTTTTTTTAGTTGAATTATTAATATATATAACTAGAAATTACACTAAGGAAGTGATTTGAATGCAAAGAGGTAGGAAAAATAAATATGAAACATGTGTTAAACCTTGTTTAGATAAAATATCATACTGGCGAAAAGATGGTTTGACAGAAAGACAGATTGTTAAAAGACTAGGGGTAGCTTATTCAACTTTTAATAAATATAAGACAGAGGAAATAGAATTAATGGAAGCTTTAAAAAAGGGTAAAGATGAATTAATACATGAATTAGAAGATAGCTTATATAAAAGGGCAAAGGGGTTTGAATATGAAGAGATAAAGACTTTAAAAGAGAAAACACAAGACGGTAAAGAAAAAATTAAAAAAGAAATAAATAAAAAATATATGGCAGCAGATACTACTGCTATTATTTTTGCTCTAAAAATTTTGAAACCTGAGAAATATCAAACATTTGAGATTAATAAAAAAGAAATAAATGAAGCTAAGCTAGAACTAGAGCAACAGAGATTTGAACATCAAAAAGAAATTGATAATAATAAAATTTGGTGATGGCACTATTTTGGCACTTCAAGGTTTTAAATATGTGTTATATTAATAAAATAGAAATATAGGAACAAGCTTTATTGAAAGATAGAGAATATTATTGTTTTATGTAATTTTATAAAGCATATTGATTTTTTTACCAAAACTTGTTATTATTTAATATGAGGGGGAGGTGATAAGATGTCTGAAATGAGTGTGAACTACCACGAGCCTAAAGGCATCGTGGTTTTACGCCACTTGTTTATAAAAATATTAATCAAAATTTAGAAAGAGAAGATAAAGAAAAGTTCTTAGCTATTTGATTGAAACTTAATCGGTTAGCTAAGAGCTTTTTATTATGTGAACGAGGTGGTGAAAAAAATTAAAAGTAAGTGGCAACAAGTTGAAGATAAATTAATATTAATAGAAAAATGGGCAAGAGATGGCTTAACGGAAAAACAAATATGTTATAATTTGAGAATAAGTGTGCAAACTCTTAATGAATATAAAAAAAGCCATTCTGAGTTAGTTGAGTCCTTAAAAAAAGGCAAAGAAGTTTGCATAGCCGAAATAGAAAATGCCCTAGTTAAGAGAGCTTTGGGGTATGAATATGAAGAAACTAAAACATATATTAGAGATGAAAATGGAAAAGTTATAAAATATACTGAAAAAATTAAAAAACATTTAGCGGCAGATGTTGGTGCTTGCGCGATATTGTTAAAAAATAAAGACAAAGGTAAATGGTCTAACGACCCTGCGAAATTAGAAATAGAACGTGAAATTTTGGAACTCAATAAAAAAAATCAGGAGCTGAAATTATGGTAAATGTAAAAGAACTGCCGATTGATGAAATAATACCTTATGAAAATAATCCTAGAATTAATGGTAATGCAGTTGAAAATGTTGCTAATAGTATAAAAGAATTTGGCTTTAAAAATCCAATAGTTTTAGATGAAAATAATATTATCATTGCTGGTCATACGAGATTACTTGCAGCACGAAAAAATGGTCTTTTAAAAGTACCCTGTATTATAGTAAACGATTTAACAGAAAAACAAGTTAAAGCTTTTAGAATAGCAGATAATAAAACACAGGAATTTTCCAAGTGGGATATGGAAATTTTAATGCAAGAATTATTATTTTTAAAAGAAAGTGATTATGATATTAAAATAACGGGATTTGATGATGATTTTTTTAAAAACAATGAATCATTGGAATTGGAAGAAATTGATGAAATAAAAAAACAAGAAAAACAATCGTGCCACTGTCCGAAATGTGGTTTTGTATTCGAGGTATAGTTATGAAAATTGCCGTCTATGTTTTAAGTAAAAACGCAAAACAAACTTACAGCAATGAATCATTTGATGTGAGATTAAATGCAGGTATTGCAGTTGTTGTAGATATATTAAAAAGAAAAGGTTACAACGATATAAAATACGCAGGCAAAACAACGGTTCATGAATATGATGTTGTTTTATATAGTGTAACTTCAGATTGCGACTGGTGGAATTTTATAGAGGAAAGGGTCAAATGGAAAGAAAAAAAATATA